TAAACCCTTTGAATGCAGTGATATGAAAAAAACCCGTGTTTCCACAGGTCTTTTCCAACGGGCACAATAATGAAACAATCCAAGAACTACCTTGTTTGTTCTAGAAGATGTTTTCCAATCTTCACAACTACAGAATATCACGGTTTTTCTTTGTACACTGTACAAAATGAAGAAATTCAGAATTTACCCCCTTTCGTACACACATGACCGAGTTTTTTTAAACTCCCCACGCCGTTCCCCGAAAGGCAAAAAACTTCCGAAAGATAGGGAGGTATCTGCTGATCTGATCCCAGCCCTGGGCGCTTTCAGGGTTCAAAATTAGATTCATGCAGCTATCACCACACCGCACCGCTCATGGCTTTAATCATATGACATCCATATATTTGTTATTGTGTTGAAAGATGTTTCAATATGCATTGTTGAAAGCGTTGTTTCATAGCATGGCCATGACTACATTAATAGAACACACGTGCACGTTTTAAAAGATAAAAGCTTTTTGAAAAAAAGAGCATAAAAAAAGACGGGTTTATATTTTTGTGCCGTCTTCAAATTCAAAATAACATTTGTATTTTGCGCCTATCGCTTGTGCCATTTTTTCTAACTCTTCATCCGTGAACTTTTCACGTTTAATTCTAGTACTTATATTTTGTTTAGTGCATCCAAACGAATCCGCTATATCTTGCTGATTTTTATGAGCATAAGCCAGCGCGGCTATAATTTGATTTTCTTTCATACAATACGCCCCCATTCTATATTCATTTTATAATATCAAACGTTTTTTGGCAATAATCAAACATTTATTTTATTTTTTCGCTTGACATTGTAAAACGTTCGTTTTATTATGTAAATGTCTTAAATGACAACGCGCAAGAAAGGAGGTAGCAAGCGTGAAGCTTTCTAGAGTAGTTAGAAAGAAAGAAGAAAGAAAGGCCAAAATAAAAGAATGTATATATACAGTATTGAGCTGGACACTTGAACTTATATATACATCCTCAGCTATTGAAGCCTTTAAGCTTCTAGTAAAGATTTTATCTAAAAGGCACTAGCCTTTTAGATATATCTATTATATCACGCTTTATTATATGAATCTAATTAAATTAGTTTTATGTTTATCTATCGCATTAAATGCATATCTATTGAAAAAAATGATTAATAAATAAGGAGGTATAAAAGATATGTTAAAAACAAATTGTAAGATCGTAAACGATCAAATTGATAATTATATTCTAGATTGTTTGGAAGATGCATTAGAAGAAAACGAGATCAGCCGCGAAAATAAAAAAGCCGCTTTTCAATTTCTATATAATGACTTTTTACGCGTCGAAGGTTGGCAGCTTGTAAAATCCCACAACTTACAAAGTTTATTTGACTTTTATATGATGGGCCTACCTTTCAATTTTAACTATTATGATTCACGTTATGGTGAAGGAAGCGCAAAATCAATTTTAAAAGATTTTCTTCAGCAAACGGATGAAGAAGCCAATAAATACAGCTATGAAAAAGCTGAAAATACATTATCATATCTTATTTTAAAACGTATTCAACGTTTCGCAAAAATTGGAGGTTAAGAAAATGAAAAAATTTACTGAGATTTTAAAAGATGTAAGCAAAGCATATCAAACAATTAAAGAAGTGGAAGAAAAAACAAAAGAACTTCAAAACACGTACTTAAATATCGTGGACTTAAAAGAAAGACACGAAAAAAGAAAAACTGTAGAAGATGATCTAGTAAGATTAGAAGAAAAAAAGAAAGACTTACAAATCACTATTAAACTTTTAAACAGCAATGCAAAAATAGCACTTTACAACGAGGCAATGCCTATAGTGTTGGAAGTACTTGCAAAGTATAAAAACAAGCCTTATGGGCCAAAAACTGAGGAAAAAATAAAAGATGAAATAAAAGAAAAAACAAATTGCAGCTTTTATATTAGTACGAGATATAGTTCTCAATCATATCACATTATCCCTTTAGAGTTTAGCAGCAATAATTATAATATTGAATGTGGTACTAAATGCATAGACGGAAAACAAAAAAAGTTGCTAGATGAAAATAAAATACAAGTCCTAGAATTCAATGATTTTACGCTTTATTACACCAGTAAAGAGTATATCGACAATATCCCAAAAAGAATAAAAGAACTAAAAAGACTTTATAAAAAAGCGTATGAAAAGCAGCAAGAACTTGCTGAAATATGCAGCAAATACAATAATTTAGCCGTTGGAAATATAAAAAATATATATAAAGACAAAAATATATACCCAAACATGGAAATATAAAAAGGGGTTGCTTATGATGATTGAAAGAAAGCAACTAGACAAGATGAGCACCGTTGAGGTGCTCATTCTCGCCGCCGTGAAAGCATTTCAATATTTATATTATTTTATCACATCATATTTAATATTATTTATTTTTGCGTGTATATGCTATTCACTTTAAAAATGAAAAAATGGAGGTTTTAAAAATGAATAACAAAGAATATATTGAGTTTACAGAAAAAAAGCTGGATCAAATAAATGCATCCAGCTGCAAACCTTACACAATTACAAAACATTTGAACGGCTTATATAATTTATCTTACGGGCTTGACGTTGTGGCCTGGATGCTAAAGCCGAGTGAACTTTGGCAGCTTGTAAACACTTTATGTATTTTAGACATTTTAGGAGGGCTTAAAAATGACAATGTGGAAGCGTGAGAAAACTCACTTCAATTACTACATTACAAATGAACGAAAACAACCACACATTTATATTGAAGTGTTAGGAACTCCCAGTGCTTCAACCGAAAAAATTTTAAATGATAATAGTTTTAAGTTCGATCATAATAAATGCATGTATGCAGCAGTTCAAACAAATGAATTAAGGCTTTTCGTCGCTCATGATCTTGACAAGCTTTTCAATTATGATATTCAATTGTTTTTCAATACTGAAGCAAAGAAAGAGTTATATACACCAGATATTCAAGAAATAAAAGATATTTGCTTTTTCTTCAAGATCTACAAATGTTATATTGATATATTAAATAAGGATCTTTTTAAAATTTGTAAGCCAGGCTCAAAAAGCTTACTGGCAACCTATAACACAAACTCAAAAACTATAGACGTTTTTAATAGAAACAAGCTTATAGAAAGTTATGTGTATAACAATGGTAAAATCGAAAAGATGAGTATCGAAAAAGCTGCACCAAAAAAGAAAAAGAAAGCAGCGCCAGCACTTACAGAACAACAAAAAATTAATAAAATGCTGGAGGAGTTTCCATTTTAGGAGGTAAAAAAATATGGGATATATTGGTAATAAAATGAGTGAGCGCGCTTATGAAGCGTATGAAAGTGGTGAAAAACCACTTTCAAAATGGACTAAAACAGCAATTATTAATACAGTGCTAGATTATAGAAATGATTTTGAATATGATGAACTTAATAAATACAGTAAAGATGTTTTAAGAAGCTTCTTAACTTATTCAAGCTGGCATCATACCGGATCTTATTTCAACGAAACAACTTTTTATAGTTTAGATGAAAGTTTTATCGAGAATGAAAAAGATTATATTTTAAAAGTTTTGGATGAAAAAGCAAAAGAGTTAAAAAAAGAAAAAGAAGAAAAAAAGATTCAAAAATGTGATGAAAAACTTGAGAAATGCCACTTTTTCTACACTGAATTTGAAGGAACTCGAAAACATCCAAAAGCTGTGGATCGTGAAACTTATGGAATCATAAAAGGAAATTGGATATATATGGAGTCAGGCAAAAAGTCATTAAATGGTAAATACATTTATAAAGTTAAAAAGTTTGATCGTGCACCTCGTGGAACGGCTCAAATCTTTAAAAATATTGAAAAAAGAATTAAAAAATAGCAGCTTATAAAAAGGCTGCCTTTTTTTATACTTTCATTATGCTGATTTGCTTTTGAATCAGCTTTTTTTTGACTGGATTCGATGCGAAAAAGTTCATAAAAAGTTTAGTTTTAAACTCATATTCTTTTTGATCTACTTCTTTAACGTCTAAAACTCTTTTGAATATTACTATTGCGATAAAGTTCG